TATTATTATTTTAAAATTCTTATCTTACAGAATCCAACTCCAAAAGATCGGATAATCGGTGAGTGGTCTATTTAGATCGAGAAGCTCAGGTGGCAGCCCCACTCAATTCTCAGAGTTGACCTTATCGTGACTTTAAGTTGAGTCACAAACTCCAAAAGAGGATATTGTACACTAACTTACAACTCCCGAAAACACAAATATCGAAGCCACACTTAGTGGCACCGTCGCTCAAAGCGACACCACCGTTGTTCAGACCACTCAATTTATTGATGCTGTTCAACTTGTTGATAACACCCCAAAGGTGCTTGATAATGATTTGGATAATCTAGACTATGTTCATTCTATTCAAAATATTCTCTCCCGTCCTGCATTAGTTTACGAACATACTCTGGAAGGTTCAGCACCTATTCTTAATATTTTTGAGCCCCAATTTCCCATCTTTTCTTTTGGTATCCCAGGCCATATTTTGAGCATTGGAAACAAATTGTCCAAAGTTCAAAATTATGAGTATTTTAGAGCAACTTCACACGTGAAAGTTATGGTTAATGCCAATCCTTTCACATGTGGCAAGTTGTGGGTGTGTTTTGCACCCTTGGATACCCTTCTTCGTCCTGAAACTCGAATTAATCGCAAGAGTCGAGCTTCCGTTACCAGCTATCCTGGTATGGAACTTGATTTTCAAGTGAATAATACGATTGAAATGGAAATTCCATGGACATCTCTATTGGAATGTAGTGCGCTATCTGATTCATATAATCTAAATGATACTACGCTTAACATTTATGCTCAAGGGCCCATTCGTGGACCTGCAGGTTTTAAGGTTAACATTCAAGTATTTGGTTGGTTATCAGATATTGTTCTACGAGGACCTACTTTTAGACTCCCAGCTTTGACCCCCTCTCTTCCAGAGGCTGTATTCCAAATCAAGAAAGAGGCTAAAGGCCCCATTTCCGAAGTAGCCAGTGGTGTCAGTAAAGTCGCGGGAATTCTTAAACATGTTCCATTTTTGACTGAATATGCTGCCCCTGTTGAATGGGTATCAAACGCAGTTGGTAATGTAGCTAGTATTTTTGGATTCTCGCGACCTATTGAAGGTAGTGCTGCTCCCGCACGCTCCCTCATTCCCGGTCGTGGTATGTTTCAAACTACCTGTGAAGACCAAGGTACTGCACTTGCTTTCAGTAATAATAACTCCCTCAATGTAGACCAAGTTTTTCTTAGACCAGAAGACGAAATGGACCTTTCTTATGTCTGTTCTCGCCCTGGTCTTATTGGTGTCCTTAACTATAATGTTTCGTCCCCTAGTACGGCTCTCGGCAAGTTCGCTTGCAGCCCTGCTGTTGATCTTGAACGTTCTGTTACCGTTGCTTTTCCAGATTACGCTCAAACACAGGCCACACCGACCTGTTTTGAATACACTGCACAACTTTTCTCAAATTGGCGTGCAGACATTGTTTTTCGCGTTTCTGTTGCAAAAACTGCTTTCCATACAGGCAGACTTGAAATTGTTTTTGTCCCAGGTTATCAGAAACCTGGAGATTCCTTTGATTCGACGAACTGTTACAGAACTATTCTTGATCTTTCCATGGCTAATGAAGTCGTATTTAAATGTCCTTTTGTCTCTCCCTATGAGACTCTTTTCGTTTCTCCTACTACTTCTGTGTCGGGTTTCTCTTCCAGGAACCCCTTTGGTTGGCTTGTTATTAAGCCTCTCACCAGTCTTCTTTGTCCTGAAACTGTATCTCAGTCTGTTGACATTTATGTGTGGAAACACGCAGAAAATGTTGGCCTTGCTGGAACAGCTGATGCAGGCATGATTTCTGGACCCACTCCACAACCTCAAATTTCTTCTCTTCCTAAAGCAGAGCTCCAGATCAATGTTGGTGTCGACCCTCAAGTTGACACTTTCGTTTGTTATGGTGCTCTTAATACGAAAGAGAGGAACCTTGATGTTTTGCAGCGGGTTTGTGGTGAGATGCTTGAGAATTTGCGACCATTGTGTCATGCTCATCGTTACAACACTCCTGTTGTTGCTACCGATACTATACTTTCTCATATTGTATATAATTCCCTTGACTATTTGTCCTACTTTTCTTCTATGTATGCATATTGGCGAGGTGGTCTTTCCTATAAGATTATCCCACGCCCAGATGCATCTACTACAGATAATATTATGACTACTAGGATCGAGAGAACCTCTAACAATTCTCGAGATCAAGGCATTAGCCAATTTGGTAGTCAACATGTTACCTTTGTGAATATTAATCCTGTGCACGAAATTGCTGTCCCTTTCTATTCCCCAACCAAACGGATTTTGTGTAATGTGAGCGATGCAGATCATGAATCTCGCGTTTCTAATTACATGCCTTCTGTTCGGTACTTCGGTACCAACGCTTACGTTTATAGAGCAGGCAAAGATGATTTTTCCTTTGGAACACTCATCGGACCCCTGGACTTGATTTATACTGTACCCGCCGAAACTTAATGACCCTGACTGACTCTTGTATTCAAGACCTGACCTCAAATCCTAACCACCTCTCAAATGCTGTGCAATGCAATTGCTAACTTTTGATGTGCTAGGTAGAGTTACTACTCTTAAAAGCTTGAAGGGATCGGTAGAAAGAATAATCTAACATGATTTTCTTCGATGTGTAGTTTAACTACTAAATCGTTGAAGAGATTGATTTTATTTAATCTATCGTGCCCCTAATGATAGCGGTTGAAAAATCTTTTGACTGAGAAGCCGTAGTCGGCCGAATCATAGTTTGGTAGCTTGATTCGTAGGAAACCCGTGATACGTCATCCGAGAAGTGCTACTCGTACTCTAGCGCACTCTCTACTATTTGTTTGCTTGCAAACGTATACCGATTGCAT